TGTCGACTGTACTGAATGTACCCGCTGCACTGACTGCACACACTGCATAGACTGCACCCGCTGCCTCGACTGCTTTGATTGCGTCGACTGCTTTGATTGCACCCGTTGTGTCGACTGCTTTGATTGCATCCGCTGCGTCGACTGCTTTGATTGTAGCGGCCTGAAAAACGCTACCGATGGTTACTGGGTAAGAGGCGAACAGGTCTCTAAAGGGGAATTTGATAGAGTTGTTAAAGAGGCAACTAACACTTGACAAAAAGCCCAGGACCTATTATACTGTGGCTGTAGTTAAACAATTACTCGCCTATCAATATACCAGGAGAATATGACATGAGCAAAGAGACTGTAGTGAAAAGTATCTACGACCAAGGCAAGACTGCAACCAAACAGTTGATGAAGCGGGCCGTTAAGCAATTAACGTCTCGAGAGAAACTGCCGTCTGTAACTGCTATTGCTCGAGAGTTCATGGGGGATGAGTGGCGTTTCGACGACCAGTCTCTTCTTGAGTTGCTTGAGGAAGCAGGCGTACAGCACACCAAGTCATTGTCCCGAATAGGAGCCTTACGCCGAGCGTTGAACCGCGCAGGGGACCTGGGTAGTGACTATGCCCCTCAGAAAAAGGATACTACTGAGAAAAAAGATACTACCAAGAAAAAAGATACTACCAAGAAAAAGGCTGCTACCAAGAAAAAGGCTGCTACCAAGAAAAAGGCTGCTACCAAGAAAAAGGCTGCTACCAAGAAAAAGGCTGCTACCAAGAAACTGGACCCTTTTCTTGAAAAAGACTTGGAAGACGAAGATTTTTGAGACTTCGTTAAGAACCTAAAAAACCCCTGGCGGAGATACTTGCCCGGGGTTTTTTTTAGTCCGAAAAGGTTTGACAAAGGTCTACAGGAGTTGTAGAATAGTCACATGTTGCATTAACACTGAGCCACCAAGATGGGGACTTCCCTGCTCGTCTCGCGATAAGCGAAGGACAAGGGGCCTGCCTAAAGGTGACAACTCTACATAATGTCGTACGGGACGATTCTCGGAATGTCACTGGCGAAGCCGTGGCGACGGTAAACTGCCCGTATACGCAGGAAACCCCTCCTAAGGGGGTTTTGTCATATAGGGTAGAGCAGCCCTACTGATGAGGCCTGGTGCTGGCTGAAATGAAACGAAATGAAAGGAGCTAACGGTGAAGACTTTCTATTACGGTACGTATACTATTGACCGGAAAGGTGTGATAAGGCGAAAGACTCGAGCCCAAGGTACTAGTGCTGGTCGCGTACTGAAGCCTTATACTAGTAACCCTGACAAAGCGGGGAGCAACCAAGCAAGATATGTAAGCTTATGCCGCGGTGCTGGGAAGTGTAAAGTGTTTAACTATGACCGACTCGTTATCCGATTCGGTTGCCATCAGAGACTGGAGACGTAGACATGAACATCTTAGAATTAACTGTTTTGCTTATCCTTGCTGTACTCCCTCTTAGTGCCCTTACAGGAGCACTCTTGTTTCTCTACGATGAGTGGGCTTGTGCCACTGAGTAGTACAGGTCTGCAGGAGATAGCCGAATATACTGGTCTGGTTGTTTTAGGCGACAGGATAGACTTTACTATCAATGGTGTGGAGTACAGGTTCACTGAAAACCCATCTGGTCTAGTATATTCTGCTAAATTCCCTGATAGTATATGTGAGTGGGTGCATCTAAAAGACCTACATCGAGCTACTTTACGGAACTGGTTGAGGGGTTTTTTTGGGCAAGGTTTTATAAAGCAAAAGGGGGAGAAGGTAGTAAATACAAAAGTGAGTAACCGGCAATACCGCCATCGACATTCTGAAAAAGAGAGAAAGAGAGACATGAATAAATTTAACAAGGCAGACCTAATCATCTTACTTACTATGGTCATTGCGGCCCTTGAGGCTCACGATGAAGACCAGGAACCTTCTCCTCCTGCGAAAGCGAAAGCGAAAGCGAAAGTGAAAAAAGGGGCACGGTCCAAGCCAGCAGAAGATGAAGATGAAGATGAAGATGAAGACAGGAGTGAAAAAACCGTCACTTTAAACCAGCTACGCAAGGTTGTACGTAGTGCGGCTGCGGAACATGGCAAGCCTGCTATTAAAGACTTGCTCAAGGACTATGATGTAAGTACTTTATCTGCACTCGAAGAAGAGGACTACGCTTCTTTCCTTTGTGACCTCAAAGAACTTGATGACTAGTAAAAAGAAAGGTACGGGGGGGCCAAAGACTCACAAAGTCTTTGGCCCATCGAAGTCGAGACGTTGGATGAACTGCTCACTTTCTGTTAGTCTCTCGAAAGAGGTTAAGACGAAGCCACAGACTAGTATATATGCGGCGGAAGGTGTAGCAGCTCATGAACTTGCAGAGACTTGCCTTAGGTCCGGCGAAACTGCAAGCTCTTATCTCGGCTATGTCTTTAACAAGTTTACCGTAGACGAGGAAATGGCAGATGCTGTCCAAGTGTATCTGGACAGAGTAAACGGTGACTTTGAGAAAGCACCAGGGGGTGCTGAATTGCATGTGGAGTACAGTAACAAAGAGGCCATCATCCATCCTGACTTTGGGGGGACCGCTGATAGTCTGCTCGTAGAAGATGATGTGATCTTGAGAGCTTATGACTATAAGCACGGTAAAGGTCTAGATGTATCTGCAGTAGAAAACTCTCAGGCCATGTGTTACTTACTCGAGTATGCAGCAGTACACCGCTTTAAGTTTCCACGGTATGAAGTAGTGATAGTACAGCCTCGGCTCAGGGGTTCCGAAACCCCTGTAAAGAGCTGGACGTTCAGTCGTAAGAGACTAAAGAGCTTCCACCTAGAGGTACTCCAGGCGATAGAGTTAGCTGGGTCCGATCAGGCTACTGCTGTCTCAGGTGACTGGTGCCGCTATTGCCCTGCCGGAGGTATCTGCCCCCGGTTACAAACAGATTCACTCAATGCTGCTATGGTGGACTTCTCTGATAAACCTGACAAAAAAGGCAGGTGCTTGAAGGTACCCAACTTGTCAACTTTATCAGCTAGTCAAATAGGGAAGATAGTACAGTCGTCTACCTTGGTAAAGGATTGGCTCAAGAGGGTCGAAGAGGAGGCACTCAGTCGGTTAAGCTTAGGCGAGAAAGTACCTGGCTTAAAGCTTGTAAAACGGAAGTCAAACAGGAAGTGGTCTGAAGGGGCTGAGTCTGAGCTCTTGGCTAGAGGTGTACCCCCTGAAGACTTGTTTGATAAGCCGAGTATGAAGTCGCCAGCTAAACTTGAAGCCCTTTACGAAGGAATAGAAGACTTGTGGATAAAGCCCGAAGCCGGAGTGACGTGTGCTTGTCTGAGCGATAAGCGAGCAAGTGTCAGTCCACCCATCGAAGAAGATTTTTTAGACTAGACGAGGATATCAAGATATGAGAAAAAGAAACCGCAGTTCATCAAAAAAAACAGCCCCGGAAGAGACCTTGATCAAGGTAACTACACCTGTCTTCCGTGTCTCATTCCCCGAAGTGTTTAACGCTGTCGCACAAGAAAAAGAAGACGGCACCATGGGGCCGCTTAAGTACTCTATCACTATGCTGTTTGAGGAGGGGGAGGATCTGTCAGCACTGGAGAACTTAGTCGATGTGCGGGCAAAAGAGTTCTTCTCGGGGAAAGTACCCAAGAATCTCCGCACCCCTTTCCGCGACGGGGAGGAGAAGGAGGAGTACGAAGGTTATGAAGAAGGCATGGTCTTTTGTAAGGCGTCCACCTTCTCCCGACCAGGGGTCATAGATCTTAGTCGCGAACCTTTACTAGAAGCAGGCGACTTGTATCCTGGGTGCTATGCACGAGCAACCGTGTCTGCTTACGGCTACAACAAGAAAGGGAATAAAGGTGTAGCGCTGGGTCTGAGGAACATCCAGAAAGTAGACGACGGGGAACGACTAGACGGTAAGGCTTCTGCCGAAGACGACTTTGCCGACGATGATTTTTAACCGATAGGCATAAATAGCCACCAGTTGTATACGGTGGCTATTTACGGAGGAGTACAAGTGTGACAGGAATAATACATCTAGACTTCGAGACCTACTCTGAGTGTGACCTGAAGGCTTGCGGCATGTACAGATATGCAGAAGACTTGAGTACAGAGATACTGTGCTTGAGTTATGCCTTCGACGAGGAAGAGCCAGAGTTGTGGACCCCTTACGACCCAGAACCTGCGCGCCTCTTCAAGAAGCTCCGAAAAAGTTCCTGCCGGTTTGCTGGCCTGAATGTGAGTTTTGAGTTGTTGATATGGGAGCACGTAGCCCGCGAACTGCATGGTTGGCCCCGCCTTGATACTAACAAGGCCATAGACGTTGCAGCAATAGCAGCCATGCACGCATTACCTCGTAGCCTTGCGGGGCTGAGCGAGGTACTGGACCTTAAACACAAGAAAGATAAAGCAGGAGAGGCGCTTATACGATTACTCTGTAAACCTCGTAAGCCTACTAAGAAAGACAAGCGGACAAGGGTAACGCCTGAGGACTCGCCCGAGAAGTTCACTGAACTGTATGAGTATTGTAAACAAGATGTGAGAGCTGAGAGAGAGGTTTTTGAGTTACTGGGGGAGTTACCTCGGGACGAGCAGGAACTATGGTTACTGGATAACAAGATAAATGGTCGAGGGGTGTTACTTGACCAAGCAGCAGTTAAAGGGGCCATAGCGATACATACTGATACTATCGAGGAGCTCAATGCTGAGGCAGCTGAGCTATCGGGAGGTGCCTTCGAGACTACCAATCAGAGACAAGCGGTAATGGACTGGAGCGGGTCCCGAGGTTTTAAACTTGACAGCTATACCATTGACTATTTGCGGGCGGTGATAAAAGGGGATAAGTGCCCACCTGAAGTAAAGAGGATCTTACAGGTGAGGGAAATGTCCTCCCGTACCTCGGTAAAGAAATTCTATGCCATGGACCGGTCAGTCTGCAGTGACGGTACTATAAAAGGGATGCTACTATACCACGGTGCTACTACTGGTAGGTGGACAGGGAAGTTGGTACAACTGCACAGTATGACTCGCCCAACGATACCAGAAGAAGATATCACGTTAGCCATAGAGGTTATCAAGGAAGGGGACCACTCTTGGTTGAGTACAATGTTCGGCGGAGACCCTTTAGATACGATGACCTCATGTATCCGCGGTTGTCTGTTACCGAATAAAGGTAAGAAGCTCTATGCTGGTGACTTCTCAAACGTAGAAGGTCGAGTATTAATGTGGCACGCTGAGGACCAACAGGGCCTAGGGGTCTTCCGCGAAGACAGGGACTTGTATCTAGAGATGGCATCTTCGATATATGACATGAGCTACGAGGAACTGGCGTGCGAATACAAAGGGGGTCAGGACGATAAGAGGCGAGTAGGTAAATTGGCTATACTAGGTCTGGGCTATTCCATGGGCGCTGACAAGTTCCAGGCTACCAGTAAGGAGAAAGGCGTAGACTTTAGTACAAAGTTCGCACAACATACCGTGGACTCTTATCGGAATAAGTTTAAGTCGGTTACCCGGTTCTGGAAAAAGCTCGAGAGTGCTGCTGGTCGTGCTATACTAGAACCTGGTAAACCATTTAGTGCAAATAAAGTAAGCTACTGTGTGGAAGGCATGTTCTTGGTGGCGAGACTCCCTTCAGGAAGAAAGCTATTCTACGCATCTCCGATGATAGTGAAACTGGAAACCCCTTGGGGAGGTACTAAAGATACTATCACTTACATGGTAAGCAAGAAAGGCAAGTGGATGAGGACAAAGACCTTCGGTGGTAAGATGGCAGAGAACGTCTGTCAAGCCTCTTCTCGTGACTTGTTGGTGAATGCCATGTTACTTACAGAGAAAGCAGGGTACGAGACGGTCTTTACCGTACACGACGAGATAGTATCCGAGCACGCTTGTGGTTCTGAGAAAGAGTTTAAGGAGCTCATGGTGACCTTGCCTGCTTGGGCAGAAGGTGCGCCCATAGAAGCAGATACTTGGTGCGGGGAGAGGTACAAGAAATGAGAGAATACCAGTTGTTTGATAGCACCTTTAGTATAAGTGACCATGAAAGAGAAGAGCTAGAGGACCATCTCAGTAACTGGGTCCGACTGCATAGCATTATACGGGAGCTGAACAGCACGTCTCTGAAGAAACTGATCGTAGTCGAGTCTGAGGGGCGAGCCCGCTCCTATTTGATTAAACGTTTACACTCACGATTACTGTCACTTAAACGGGAACAGTACAGGGGTGAAGAGGTCTGACCTATGTTAGAGAAAAGGATAGAGAGAAAGTTCATAAAAGAAGCAAAGAGACGCAAGTTGACATTTTATAAAGCAAGAACGCCTAGTAGGCGCAGCGCACCTGACCGGATCGGGCTTATCAAAGGTGGCGTTACTGTCTTTATAGAGTTCAAGAAGCCAGGGGAAGTACTGCGACCCGCCCAGTCTTACTGTGTCCGTACCCTTGATGAGTTAGGTTTCAGAACCTACTTGGTATCCTCTTTAGAGGAGATAGACGAGGTGTTAGATGAAATACAGGCACTATAATACTCGGTTACGCGAGTACCAACGTAATGCTGTAAGCTTCTTACTAGATAAGCCTTACCGAGCACTCTTTGCTGAAATGACGCTCGGAAAGACCGTAATAACTTTACTAGCCCTAGAAGAGATGAAGACGCTGGGTGTACTGCCCCCAGTGTTACTCGTAGCACCAGCTTCTACGTTGGCTACTACTTGGCCTGACGAGATAAGCGACTGGGGCTTCGACTTCTCCTACGAGGTCTTGGTCGGCGGGAAGCCCCCGGCAAGGAAAAAGCAGCTCGAGAAACAGGTAGACATTTACATGGTAAGTTATGAGCTGCTCCCTTGGCTTGTAGAGCAAAGGGACTTTAAGAAGCTCAAGGTGCTAGTGTGTGACGAGATAACGAAGCTCAAGTCTACTAAGTCCGTGAGGTTCAGGGCTTTACGTAAACATTTAAAGCAGTTCTCCAAGAGAATAGGTCTCACTGGTATGCCGGTCAGTAACCACTTGATAGACCTCTTTGGTGTCATGTACGTAGTTGACGCAGGGGAGACCTTTCCAAAAAAGACAGAGTTCCTAGGTGAGTTTTTTCATAACGTGAGTCACGGGGACTACCCCATATATAAAGTAATACAAGGGGCCGAGAAAAAGATCCATAAAAAGATAGCTAAGAACTCTCTTGTACTTGAGACGAGCGACTACTTGAATTTGCCCCCTTACGTCTACAGTAACGTTTTGCTTGAGTTGCCAAAAGAGCTCGATAAACTATACCACTCCCTTGAGCAGGACTTTTTAGCGGAGATACAGGACGTTACTATTGCTCCCGAGACGGCAGCTGTATTGTCGACTAAGCTGAGGCAAGTAACATCTGGTTTCCTGTATGGCGAGGAGGAGGTGCTACAGCTCCACGACTTAAAGATACAGGCTACTAAAGACTACGTTGAGCAACTGGTTGGAGAACCGACGATTATAGCTTACTACTACCAAGAGACTCGGCGCAAACTGGCAGAAGCCTTCCCTCGAGCCCCTCAGATTGGTAAAGGCGTAAAAGGTGAAGAGCTACGAGGGGCTGTCAGGAAATGGAATAGCGGGGAAGCACCTGTGCTGTTAATGCACGCCTCTAAAGGTCACGGTCTGAACTTGCAATTCAGTGGTCACCGACTATTCTGGTATGAGTTAACGTGGATAGGTGAAGACTATGCTCAGCTCAATGCTAGATTGCGCCGAGTAGGCCAAAGAAGTAACCACGTATTCATACACCACTGTCTCATAAAAGGTACGATAGATGAAAGAATGTTGAAGTCTTTAAAGGATAAAAAGAGTACGCAGGACCGACTGTTTCAGGCAATTAAACAAGACGGGAAGGAGATGAAATGAAGAAAATGTTTATAGTATTAGAAGGGCCGGACGGCACAGGGAAGTCTATGCTTGGTAAGGCAATCACTGAACGGTACAACGTGAAAGTCTATCACCGGGCTCGGCCGACTGACTTGAGAGAACTCCTTTTGCGGACGTGGGTGTATCCTGACAAGCTACCGGGGGTATATGACCGGTGGTCACCTATATCCGAACAAGTATATGGGCCTATAATGAGAAAAAAGCCATTGATAGGTCACAAAGAGATGGACGTAGCAATACGTTTCTTTGATCCCTTAATAATACATTGCAAGCCCAGGCTCAACTACCCACCAGGCCTACCGGTCTTCGACAACAAGAAGCCTTACAAGACCGTGGAGCACGTCTCCCAGGTAAGAGAACACTATGTTGAGATAGTCGAAGGCTACGAAGAAGTAATGAAACGTCTCCGCGACTCTGGTCTAGAGGTCATAGATTATGAATATGGGAGCCCTTCACTTTTCGAGGATGGCTGCAACCTTCGTAAAAAATTAACCGCTTACTTCCGGAAGATCGTAGCATCTACTGGGGTAGACATAACTCGAGGTAAAAGACTATGAGCAAAGACTTAGTAAGAGACGTTCAGCTTTTTAATGAGAAATTCGATGTGCCTTTACTAGCTTCACCTGGCCTAATGAAAGAAGAGATGATTGAGTACCGACTGAAGTTTTTGGAGGAGGAACTTTTCGAGATACAGCGAGGTTTCGACCGAAGAGACTTGGAAGAAGTATTCGACGGTCTCATTGACTTGGTCTATGTAGCTATCGGTACTTCGGAAATGATGGGTTTACCTTTCAACCGTGGCTGGGACGAAGTACAGGCCTGTAACATGTCAAAAGTAAAAGTGGAACATGCTTCCGAATCAAAAAGAGGGTCTAGTATAGATGTCGTTAAGCCCCCGAACTGGACGCCCCCAGACTTCCGAGAAATGCTTAAGTGAAAGCCCTCGGCATCTACGCAGGTATTGGGGCTATGTTAATTGCTTTCAAGAAGGCTGGTTGGGACATAGTCGGGAATATAGAGGACCGCAAGATCCATACTTTTACTGACGAGCTCGATAGGAACACCTTCACCGAGAACTTCCAAGAGCAGTTTATCAACTACGGCTGTACGTTCTGCTCCCCTGGTACAATAGACGTAGTTGCATCCCAACCTAAGTGTGGAGGTTTCAGTACCCTGTATGGTACAGGCAGGAGGCCTGCCGACAAGACAACCGCAGTAAAAGAGTACGGCGCAGGTCTCCGAATGTCAGCAAAAGAGATATCTCGCATAGGTCCTAAGATTTTCTATGTGGAGAACTTACCGAAGTCACTACTGGAAGTGTCTTCACAAGAGTGGCAAGAGTTGCTCCCTGATTACGACTTGCAGTTCGAGTACGTCTCTAATTACCACTACGGCAATGCGCAGAAAGGTCGGAACCGGTTCTACCTAATAGGGTGCCATAAGGACCTCGACTTTATCTTTATACCTCGTGAAGTAAAACTTGGCTCGACCGTTGAAGAGTGCATAGGGGACTTACTGACAGCAACACACGTACCCAACCACGAACAACATAGTCGAGACGATACCGACAATCTTACTAACTTGGCAAAGACTAATCGGTGGGGAGATATAGCTGACTATGTTCTTACCCTGAGACGAGGCGAGAACTTACCTTATCTGGCCAAAGACGGCACAATTAAGCGGCGGATAGGGTCTAATGTACTGCACTGGGATAAGCATTGCCACACACTAGCAGGCATAAAAGGAGCTAAGTTTCACCCCCTCACAGGCATGCCTCTGTCTATACGGGAGAGGTGCCGTATACAGGGTTACCCTGACGATTTTATAATATACGGTACCAAACTGAACAGTGACGGTACCTGGACACTCAGAAAGAATGGTAATGTCGTAAGGCAGTTGAACAACACCGTCCCTTACCAATTCACAAAGGAGTTCGAGAAGCAAGTAAGGTACTACTTAGTAACCGGTGAACTAATAGAAAAAAGACCAGTCCGTAAATTGAAGACTAACCTTTTAATACAAGGGGCAAAAAAAGATGGAAATACAGCGCTATAAAGACTTCGCAAAAGTCAATGCGGTCTTAGAAGAGAGAATGATTAATTTAGGTCACACCGTCCACCCCCAGAAGTGGCAAGGCTTCGACGTCTCTTCCAGGCCTGAGGCAGAGATGGTGGAGTTGACAGACGTCTCCTTTAAAGTTCCGCTACGGACCCGTGATCTCAGGGTTTTCCAAGGAGACTTATCTCCTAATCTGCCTTGGGCTGATGACCACTTTGAAGAACGTGTAGGAGGTCAGCCTACTAATCCAGGAGTTACTTGGACACAGTGGCCTTGGTCTAACAGTGCGGACAAGTCCCGGATGTTTGGTATCAACGGGGAGAAATTCAGTCACTCCTACATGGAGAGATACTGGCCAAAACATTGCCCAGATAAGTCTGATACTCTGATGGAAGGTCTCCGGTTTGACTATGGTGACTTAAACGACGTAGTAGCTCTGCTTGCGAGAGAGCCTTCAACTCGACAGGCCTATCTACCTGTGTTCTTCCCTGAAGATACTGGTGTTACTCATGGCAACCGGGTCCCCTGTACCTTGGGTTATCATTTCTACCAGAGATTCGGCTATCTCCATGTCTACTACCCGATCCGGTCCTGTGACCTACACCGGCATTTCCGCGACGATATGTACCTGACTACTCGCCTACTGTTATGGGTATTGTCTGAACTGGAAAAAGTGGAGAGCTCTTGGAAAGAAGTTAAGCCTGGCTACTTATCTACTTGGATTGGTAGCCTACACATGTTCGTTAATGACTACCGATTATTGCTGTCCAGGGAAGGGTGCGAACCATGAGGATATCCCGGGACCACCTGTACTTGCTAATAGCAAGAGTTACGTCTTTCCGCCGGACTTGTCCACGTCGTGCTGTCGGGTGTGCCTTGGTAGACTCAAAGGGGCGGTTGCTATCGACAGGCTATAACGGTACACCTAGCGGCCTAGGTCACTGTATTGCTAAGGAAGAGAACAGGTGTGAAGGTGCGCTCTTCTCTTCCGGAGAAGGCTTGGATAAATGTTGTGCTGTCCATGCAGAGCAGAATGCGCTGTTGCAGTGCAAGTCCGTCGATGACATAGCAACTTGTTACGTGACAACACAACCATGTTGTCACTGCTTAAAGCTCCTGCTCAATACCCCTTGCCAGAGGATAGTCTATGAGGAGCCCTATCCTCAGCCACCGGGTGCAAGGGACTTGTGGGCAGAAGCAGGGCGCGAGATGGTCTGCATGGCAATAGGGGAGGCCAGCGATGAAACGTTACACCCCCTTGATGGGTGGTACTAGCGCTTAGCAGGAGCTCGGAGCGGGACTTTCGCAGTATAATGCTGCGTACCCTATTGATAAATATTTAAAACGTCTTAGAAACTCTCTGCTTAACCAATGAAAGAGGAGAAAAACCGATGGGAACGTCTAGTACTATATTGATCGTGTTACTATTAGTTGCCTTTGTGATAGGCTCATTGGCCTATGTGTTCTTCTTATGGAAGTTCATGGAATTCGAGAAAGAGGCTAGTAAGTACTTGCAGAAAAAAGGTTGCGCATTGTACAGTAAACAGATTGCTCACAGAGTTTATCGGAGAGGGGGTTCACCTCGGGCGGCAGCTTACTTGATGGTAGAGAGGTGCAACGCACTGAATGCCTCGCTAGGTAACGGGCATTCAGCCTTTTGCCATCACTCTCCATCTACTCGTCGGTAGTAAGTGCTCGTCGATTGCTCCAGTCACGTAAGGCTCTCTTGTCTAACGTGCAGTTACTCAGTGCCTCTGTTGCTGATATCGCGTAGAGTACCAGGTCGAAGTTTGTCAAAGGTACTGCCCCCTCACTGAGTAACTTCTCCAGGGGCGGTTGGTCGCAGTCCATCAGCAGGGCTGGTGGGGGCTTGCTGCAGTAATTTCTCACTACTGGTGGCGAGCCCCCTGGCAGCAATGCGCAAGACTGCAATATACTCATCAGGAACAGGGGTGCTAGCATACTTTGCAGTCTCTTGCATCGTACTAACTTTGTACACTCGGTTGATTGCCTCGTTAACAGTATCACGGTTGTTCCTCTTAGCTATGGACCTCTCAGAGAGAACTGCATTAAGCAGGTCGTACTCCTCGAGCTGATTGGCATAAGCCTCTTCGTAGGCCTTCGTTGCCTCTTGCCACTGGTTCTTTTCTAAGTAACTCTCTCTCCACTGATAGGCTGTGGTCGTACCCCAAGCTACTAGTACCAGTATTGCAAAGGGTTTCGAGAAGAAGAAGCCCATCATTTACCCGAGTTCACGTAGAAATTGAACACGAGTGCTGCCGCTCCGACTAGCGTCGATATAAAAGCAGTCTGTTGCATGTTAGGTTCTGGTACTGACATGAACCACTGACTAACGTCATACATGATAAAACCGTAACCGAAAACCAGAAACCTCGGGACTACTCTCCACTTATTAAACGTCTCAGGACTCATCTTAGGAACCTCCGTTCTTATTCATTAAACCAATGGCCAGCCCTATTACAGCACCTATGCTTGTAAAAGAGAAGACCATGCCCGCCCAGAAAGAATTCTGGGAGTTCAACTTACTTTCTATATTTGCTAAAGACTTCATTACTGAAGCCCTACTGGTGTGCTCTTCCTCCGTGTGTACTTTTAGTACTTCCACTAGTTCAGCTATATCTTCTTCATTCCTGCCCACCTTGGTCTCTAGTACTGCTATCTTTTCTTCCATTATCAGCAACCCCTTTTTTCTTCTAAGAGTATTTACGTAAAGCGGAGGCGAGTTGCCTACAGCACACCAAGCGGTTGGCCTGTATCTTCTCGATATTGTGTATAAACTCGGGTTCGAGAATTATAGCGGTACAGGCTGTTCTTGCTAGAAAGAAATTAGGGCCGTTGTCAGGATGCATCCTGTACCAACCTTCTTTAGCACCCCTGTCAGGGGTAAACACGACGGACATACTTTCCTGGAGGGACTCCGCAACCTCCTTGCCCCGTTTACTACCCGGGTAATACAAAGTCTCGCAGCCTTTGCCTGCCCGGGCGGGGTCACTATTAAAGTGTATCTCTATAGCTAAGTGGTCACCTTTTTTTGCTTTACAGGACCTGTTAATGTGTGTAACTTTTTCACTCAGCACACCAGTAGGTATCTTCTGTGAGCTCTCCCCGAGATAAGTATCAAGTACTTCTACCCATCGACTAGCCTCAGCATACTCTGTGTGACCTTGAAAACTCGCACCTTGTCTGTGCTTGTGATGGCCTGTACTAATGAATATCATGTTCACGTACCTCCTAGTAGTTTAGTATCTGATTCCAAGGTGAGGTTCCTTGTCTCAACCCAGCTCTGGGCTGGGTTAGTAAAGCGGTTGCCATACATCGTCAAAACATCACCAGCGCCCAGTGCTATGCCACCTTCCACTTTTTTCACCCATTGACCGTCACCTTCAGACTGTACTACACCTAGTGCTACGTCCCCGGAGTATGTCGGTGCCTCGTTCCTGTAGAACCTCGCTTGAACACTCCCCTGAACACTCCCTCCCCGCATTTCAAAAGTTACTTGGTAAGTACCACTGCGGGGGACGACTACCGTACACAGAGGCATGACCGTAAATACTTGAGGCGTTGTCTGTTCAGTAGCGGGGTTAAAGGCTATACGGTAAGAGGAACCAGTAACGCTGGCAGATACGTTCAGCTCAGTTATAGTATCGAGTACAGATATGTCGCCGAGTCCGAGATTGGTACGTGCGGAAGAAGGTACATTTGCCCCCGTACCTCCCCCTGCTACTGACTGAATAGGTGCACCGGCATCACCAGCAGCCTGCGCCTCAAAGTTATCATCTAACTGTGTCATCTGCGAAGAAGTCAACACAGCCCCAAAGTTGAAACTCAGGTTAATCCATGGCACAGTAATCCTCCTTCTTGCAAAGAACGTCCAAGTGATCCGCAAGCTCGGCTTTGTGTCGTGGGCATAACAGCGGGTTCTCTTTTGAGTCTAGTATGAGACCACTGAGCTGCCCCCAACCTGGCCAACCGACATTAAGGGTCTCTTCTTCCTCGCTTAAACCACATACGTCACAGACTGCTGTCCGAATTATTGCCATCTTTATATCCTCCCTATTAAGACAGTACATCTGTACCGTCGAGATTACTAAAATCTAACCTAAAACCGTTAAGTATCTGGGAAGCATCTCCGTAGAAAGACACACCTCCCGTGTCCATATTCAAGGTCCTCCCCATTATGCGGTAGGGCTCTTTTACTATACCTAGATGGTCATCGGTTAGTACGACCATTTCTCCAACTTGTCTCAGCACGCCTATCAAAGGGACCTCGACCCCGATTACTTCGTAAGGCCGGTCCTTAATGGAAGTTACTCTTTGGGCTATGTATCTAGCAGATACACTGTTGACTAACCACATCGACTGATCTTTCTCGACTGCTTCCCTTAAGCCAAAACTATTGACAGACGCGGAGGACTGCTCAAATACTGACACGGTATGGTAACGACTCGTTACATCGTATCCAGCCATGACAAACTGCCTATTGACTATATCCTTATCGTCCAAGGTGACTGTTACTTTTTTTAATATGCTGTCATCCAGATAGGTCTGTTCACTGCCTAGTACACTAAATTGCCGGAAGAACAGTTTGTTGTCTTCTTGGTATACTGCAGACTTCGATACTCGAGAGATCTTTCTCAGGCCTTCGGATACCTTTGTGCCAGTAAACTTGGCATTTAAGAATACGCTGTCCGAGCTAAAGACTTCTGCCCACTCCTGAAAAGAGTTAAAGTCTATGTCAGGGTTACTCGTGGACTCAACTGAACTGAGCCCCCCATAGGAAGTACATAGCCACCAAGCTATGTCTGAGACAAGATAATTACTACCAGTATACTCAACAGGTACATCAGAAGTGCCTACTATCCTCTCCTGTAACTGACTGAACTTATCTGATACTGCTATTCTCACTTTTGCATCGTCATACTCGATGCTCTCTATGCTACCTTCCAGTATGGTTAACATCTCAGGCTCAGAACCACCTTTCGTAAAAGGCTTTAGAGGTTCTGAGATAGACCTTATACCGCAAGACCCTACAGTAATAAAACTCCTCGTACTTAGGCTGTCCTGTAGGTTACTCGTGAAAGGGACTTTTAAGACCGGGGCGGGACTTGTCACCTCTGTGCTAAGGTACCTCTTGTAGATGGTCACTGCGTCTGGCGGTACTGCATCATAGAGCAATAGGCCGTGGATCGAGCTACTGTTCGGTAGGCCTGTAACAGTGTTATTCCGAGGGTCTATGCCGATGGACAGCGGCTGGCCCGTCGCAATGGCATACGAAGCTACACTAAAATCCGAACTAACGATTATGCCGTTAACAGCAAGAGTCTTCAAGTATGGCTGTATCGACCCAGATATGTAGTACGTGCCTACACCCCCAAGGGGGTGGATGGTTGAATGTACTTGCCCAGTCTGGTCCCAAGTACTAAACACGAGGTCATTATAGCTGTTTACTGCAAAAGACCAAGCACCAAAGTACGAGTTTGCATTTGAGACGAGAGATACGCTTGTACCTATGCCCCCTATGGTAACACCGAATTCCACACATAGCCCTGAATCTGACTCACTGTCTACCAGCAAACCGTGAGCATAGCTTACTAGGTCGGCATAGAGTGCAGTGCCTTGGGGGAAACCAAGTTCCAATTTCACTAAGTCCCTCATCTTGGTCGGGTCTTCCCTCAGGAAATTAAAGTCTCTTTCACCGTTAGCACACGTCATCGATAGCCTTATGGGTCTCAGGCGGTCCCAAGAGGTCTTGAGCGTAGGCCAGCGCCCGACAAAGCACGTATAGTCTGAGTTGCCTATGGTAAAGCGCCTCAGCGGCTCCCCTTGCTTCTGACTAGCCTCATACATATAGTAACTGGAAAGTTCCGTTGCCATCAGTAGGTCTCCAACTTTATTTTCCCTGCATACAGGTTATTGAAAGGGGGTACGGGTGAGGTAACAGGTACACCTTTGTTCCGTATCTGGCATGACATGACCAGTGTACCTTCGTCGTTAACGACCAGTAAACGGGCGTCTTCTTGCCACCATCTCCTCAACTGGTCCTGCGTATTCTTGTCGATGTAGTTCAGACCAAAGTCCAAGCTTGTCGATTCCCCGAACCTGTAAGTAAATAAACTGCCATCTCTTGTGCGGTGCTTTTTCTCGTTGGCTTCAGCCTGGTGGCTCAGGCCTACGGGGTTGAGTGCCAGACGCTGACTGAGTAAAGTAACGTAAGGTTGCCAGACTGCGAGTTCACCGGTCTCAGCTACAACGTCTGCAGCAGTAGGCCAGAGTGTTACAGTGATATCTTCTGACAGTCCAGAGTTAGGCAAAGTGATTTCCGACAACCACCAACCGTCAGCAGCAGGAGTAATCTTGTGATAGGAACCGTTGCTAATTGCAATCGAAGAAGCAGCAGCTGAACCGTTGTCACTAAAAGTAAGTACAGTCCACGCATCATAACTGTTAGAGTTAATCCCATGGTGTATTTTCATAGCACAGCTCGAGGAGCCGTCTAGTGGTTTTACATACATTCCAAAAAGTATGGAGTCTTCGGAACCATGTAACCAGTCAGAACCGTCTACATAATAGAAGCGACTTACGTATGTACTAAGAGAGGCATCTTTTAGTACATAGGCTGTCAGGGTACCGTCAGGAGCAGGAGCAGTCAAGGAACTAATCTCAGAGAACCAGTTCTGCCAGCTACCGACTAAGGAGAAGTCGTTTGCATTATCCAGGAAATTCTCTATGAGGTTAAGCATCAGAATGACTCCAAGTTTATAATACCATCATATTGGTCGTGGTAAGGAAATGCAACTTTAGGCAGAGGGCTCTTGCCTGATAAGGTTCCTGGTTGTAAAAAAGAACCATAGGTGTCAAAACAAAACAACTGGTCTTGGTTTTGCCAGAAGCTCAACAATTTATCCCTGGTAAACCTGTCAACATAGCGAGCAGTAAACTGTACCCCTGTGTGAGTGCTACGAGTGTGCTCATAGCTCTTGCGCGATGAGGTAACTACTTTGTCGGTTATCTTCTTAGTGGTCTTTTTAAAATCGTACTCTGCTTCGAGAGTCACGAAGTCAGACTCTTGACCTGCAAACACACCCCAGATGGCTATTGCGCCAACATTCGGTTCAAAAAAAGTAAAGTTAACAGCGGATACTTCTATAGCCACGTCCAGGGCATAGCCACTCGATGGCATACTGGTTCTTGCAAACCACCAGCCGTCACTGGTTACTAAGTGCAAGTCTTCTTTTATCACCGGAAAGCTGGTTACCAGGCTTGCTGTACCGTTGCTTGACCAAGTAACTACCGAGTGGGGGTAAGTAGCTGCTCCTAGTACATTGGCACCAAAAGACATTGCCGAATTCACACCAGTATTCTTAACAAAGAGACCCATGTGTATGCGGGAGTAGTTACCTATGTTCTCGCCCCCGCTATACGTCTGGTGCACTAAGTGTGCAGGCCCCGTAAAACTGTCTACCATATTATAAGCAGTATGGGTGCCGTCGGGTGCTATCACACCTGAAGAGCCTATTCCAGGATTCACTTTTAACCAACTACCCGAGTCGGTAAAGTTGTTAGCGTCGTGTACGAAAGTGCGTAGCATCGTTATGCTCATCAGAGTGCCTCCATCGTTGTCAAGGCCTCTTGCTTTATGCCTCTTGCTGCAAGTGCATCTAGAGCAGGTATGAACTTCTCGGCAATGAGCTCTTGTAGTTCAGAGATGCTGATATCGAAAAAGTCTCTTGACTCCATGTAGAAATTAAAATTTTCGACCACAACACTCGAGCCTGTCTGTGCATTCGGTGAATTAGCCAGGAAAGAGGTCAGGTCCCTGTTAGCCTCTGGCTGTACGACTCGCTCACCTGCTCGTAACAAGAATGTCTCATCTCGGGGAACGTAGTCTAGTCCACCGTGTGCCTGAGAAGTTCCTACTATCTGTTTGATCTGTGCTGCACCCGCTAAGGCCATGAGTGTAGCAGGTACGATACCCCAAGGGTAACCACCAGCATTCTCATAGGACCTTATGATTGCACTGGGGAGGCTGACCAAAGCGTTAGCTAGGGCAGCTGCTTTCCACAACTTAAACAGTCCCCCGCTCAAGTTGCGGGCTTGGGCTAACATCGAGACGGCATGACCCGCTGCACCAATGAGGTCTTTTTTCCTCATTGCTTGACCAAACTCAAAAGACCCTTTGATGGCTCCCTTGTTCTGGTTAGACATGTTGCGTAAATGTTGCTCTTCCAGTTTCTCTTTCTGGTCTCGGTACAGTTCATCAGACATGCTGAACTCTAAATAGGAGTTCTCGAGATCGAGCAGTTGCTGTTCATACGCTACATTGTGGAGTTCGGCTTCAGTCATTAGTGACCGTGTCAATATTAAATATTTCTCTTCCAGTGCTGACCGAGAGGCGTTATTGAAAGCCTCCCAGTCAAAGAAACCCGGGGAGGAGCCACCGTTGGTTACTACGCTCTTAACTCCTTCGATCTTGTTCTGGAGTTTCTCAAAGTTCAATTCGACAGACTTAGTAAAAGCCTCGACCTGGTCACCTGGCAAAGCTTTACCTAGTGAGGTACGCAGGCTCTCCGTAAGTAACTCTGTTCTCAGTCGGGAGCTCTCCAGCAAACCGTTGAGCATATGCATGGGGCCAATGTCTATGCCAGGTATAACATTGGCAAGTTCTCGGAAGGTTTCGGCAATGCTGACGGTTCTACTTATAATGGATTCAGCAACGGCAGCAAAAGCAACCTTCATCCCTTTCCAGGCTCTGCTGACTGTTGCAATGATGTTCACTAACATACCTATGCCGTTCATTACTGACCTGATACCGTCGATAATGAAATTAACCCAGACTGAGGATTTGTCTGAGCTATCTTTGAGAGCCTTACCAAACTCCGCATCTACTGCCATGGCGATAGCTTTAAAATAGTCCATCAATCCCGCGTCCATGACTACAGTCCTCAGTTCAAACCACTTATCTGAGATCATGCTCATCAAACCTTCCCAAGTAGTCGACAATGCTTTAGTGGCCCCCCTGAATCTTGACTGTGGCTCAGTCCAAGCATTCATGAGCATCTGGCGGGTTTGGCCGACTGAGTAAGATACCCCCGAGGTGAAACCTAACATAGCGGTTACGCCACGTTCCCTGAACAGGTCAGCACTCGCAGCACCAGCCGATAGCATCCGCTGTACTTGTTCAGTTGTCTTCTGTATAGATAGACCTGAAGTAGCAGCGAGATCACCAATGAGCGGCATCCATTCGTTAATCTCGGCCACCCCTCCTTTGAGAACGCCAGAGAGCTGAGTAGCAGACTCCATGATCTCCTGGAACTCGAAGGGTACTTCTGAAGCAAACTTCTTCATGTCCGCGAACAGCCGATTCCCTTCTTCCACGCTCCCTAACATGATGGTCAACCGTGTATTAAACTGCTCAGAAACAGAAGCAGCCTCTATAAAAGATCCGACCAGCAGACCGAGGCCCACACCAGCTACGAGACCCTTGAGGGATACCAGTTGCCTCCCTGCACCTTTAAATGCACGTCCGAGACCTTTAGCACCCTCTTCTAACCTCTTAAAAGACAGCACCTGTTTGCGGGTGCTTTTAGTGGTCTTCTTCAGGTTACGGGCAAAGGCTTTGAAACTGTCCCCCATACGGTCAAAAGCAGGACCTGTCAAGTCCTCAGCTTTAAAAACTATCTGTATCTGGTTATCTGAGCTCATGGAACATGCCCCTGTTCTTGCTTAAGATGAGTGTACAGTTGGCCCCTTATCATGCCGAACATGGTCAGTAAACATTCCTCTTGGTCTAAGAGGCTCCCGTTATCGGGATAGCACCTCAGCTTCAATGAGTCGTGACAGTTCTCATACAGGTCTAACCACATCGAGAGACGGAGTCCACACAGTACTAAGTCCTCCTTCATGTCGCCTATGCTGTAGTATCTCCGGATGGCGACGTTTGCTTTTTTTTCAAACCCTCGCTCGGTTGACTTATAACAAACAGTTCAGTCATTAAGTCATATACTAACGCTTGGAAGTAAGACTCCTCCAGTACGGTCTCAAGTGTAACAGGTTTGCCGTCCGCATCTTTCAGCTCTAATGTTATTATGTGACCTGTCAGTACCTCAGACAAGACTTTTGACAGTTCAGACTGTTTTGAGAAAGACAGTGTTACTTCGCCCCCTTTTGTCTTCTCTAAGTAAGGTGACAGGCTCACTGCTGCGCTCATCTTTAGCCTGCGCATAACTGCGAGTACTTCCCCCCCGTCGAACTCAGTCTTGTATGTAACGCTGGGTGTAAAGTTAGACATAGTATGTCCCTCGGTCTCTGTTGATTAATAGGATGCTTGGGTGTTGACAACCACGACTTGCGCGGAGGTTGCACTACCGGTATGGTACTTACCTTTAGCGGAAATGCTTACTTCGATCTCGCCAGGACCTCCTGCTTGTACCGGAATGTCTACATAGCGCATTGCTGGGCAAGTAATTTTTATTTCTTCGTAGTAGCCAGACTGTATTTCTGTACCACCCTTGAAGTTGACTATTAGCTCTCTCTCAGACTGAGCAATAAACTGCTGGTACTCGTCTTGGTTATCGAACTTAAGCGTCCCTGCGACAGCTACCGTCCGCATCCCCGAGCGCTTAATGCGGGAAGGAAACTTGCTGTTATTGAGGGTATGGGATGCAGTGAGCTGGTCGTCGAATGTAATAGTCAGGTCCATTTGTTCATCACGACCAACGCCTGCTATGGAGACGCTAGCAACGTCCCAGGCGAATTTACGACCAACGGGGTAGTCTGCTACAAGTGCTGCTATCTGTAGATGGCTACCCCCAACGAAAGTAATCTTTGACCGGAGCAGCTCCCCGTTGGTTATACCGAGTTCTAGCATGGAAGCATTTAAGTCATAGAACACTTCTGCCGAACCTGTCTCCAGATATCTGTAATACATAGTAGGGTCACCTGCGCACTTTTCACTAAAGTCAGAAGTGCGAGGCGTGAAGGTATGTTCATACACACCCCCAGAAGTTACTGTTACTGGTGGGCCGAAGAAAGCACGACACATGACACCTAGGCTAATTGCTTGTGCAGTAGTGTCAAAATCCCCTCCCGCAGATTTCGGACCTTCGTAGCTGTCGCCTTCGTCAAAGATACCTCTCATGGCTTCATCGACAATCTCACCTATCTCTAGTTTTACTCCGTCAGACAGGTGAGGAAGAAAGTACAATGAACCTACTAAGGTACCGGAATCAGTCGTAGCAGTCCCATAAGTATCTTGAAAACCTATTGCTATGTTCGAGTTCTGACCATAAGCCATTTACTTAACCTCCTGCTTAGTTCTTCCAGTTTGTTTTGTGTACTTTGCCATCTTACTCTTAACTAGTAATTCGGCACGCTTTTTGTCGAGTGTAAGGGTCTGCCCTTTAACTGGTATACCAAAAGGGGGGACCATGTTCCCTGAATCAATAGTCCATACTATCTGTACCATGTTCATCCTGCACATACCTCCGCGGTTATCTTTATAGTAGATTGTTGATGATACATAGAGTCCGACTCCAGATTATTATAGCTATAGTCAGTTGACAGACCTGTTACCATATCTACCTGAGAGCCGAACTTCGGGTCCGACCAGATAGCATCCAGTACTTTCTGCTCATAGGAACCGAGAAGCCTACAGCACTCACTTGAGCTGCCCAAGTGAGAGGCTTGGACTACTATGATGAGGGACACTACCGCTTTCCAGCTCTGAGCGTTTCTCCCCAGGCTCGAAGGCGAGTAGGTGACTGGCCCCTTGTAGATCCCGACCCAAGGTGCTCGGTCGGGGTCCATGTTGATGTAAGCCCCGTGTTCTACGTCCATACCTGCACTCACTATGCCAGGATGTTTTTTTATCTGTAGATATAAAGACTCGGTAATATCATTTATGTTTAGCACGTAACCCCCTCATCTCTTTATGTGTGCCGTAGCAATCTTCTTAATGTCTTCGATAACTTCCTGCTCCAGAGGTACCATGCGCCGCTGGGGTAAGTGCCCTTTACCTTCATTATGGTACAGCGAGTACGGGAGCTTCGAGCCTATGCCTGCCTCATCCTTAGTAGACCAGGGCAGGAAAGACAGCTGCAGTGTGCCAGTGTCTCTCAGTATCTGGGCCGAGGTATCGACCCCCCCGCCTTTTACTCTCCTACCACCGAGTGCAAGCTTCTCCCAACCTCCTACTTTACCTCCTTCAGTTGAGAAGTTCACTTTATTCCACTGATCTAAGTAGACTGAGATCTTTGCCATGAGGGGGCCAGTATTCTGAGCCTTGCTTTTCGCCCCGGATACTCGCTTCAGCAGTTCGCGGATAGAGGGGTCGACTTTAAACCCGAACTTAGAACTCACGTTTACTCTCCTCCTCACTGAGACGATCTGGGTCTACTCCGAAGTTCTCTATCTCACCTAGGCCGAACACAGGGGAGAACTCCATGTCGCTGGAGTAGGCTAAGCCGCTTACTTTGTGTATGACACTACCGTCTGTGCTAAGTAGCACCTTGTCGCCTTTTACTAGAGAAGATATGTAACTATCAACTGCAGAGAACATCATCCCTGCTTTCTCGGAGTCTTTGAATCTCAGCACTTTAGCAAAAGCAACATCTATACACAAGTCACGTACAGTCACATTGCTCGATTCTAGGGGGAGTAAAAACGACTTACCTAGCCCAGATTCTACATAGGACTCAGCATAGACGATAAAGTCCTCTTCTGACTCCTCGGCGCAGACCACATCACCATATCTTTTGTAGCGACTTACTACGTCATCCCACTTGATGTATCGACCCATCAGTCCACCCCTCCTAGCACGCCTTTGACTATCTCTTGCCGTATATAGTCCCGACTGTTAACTATACCTTTACCTCTCAGCCGGAAGAAGCCTGAACTCGTAACAGTATAGTCATAATAGTAGTGACCATTGCCGCTACTGGTAAAAGTGCCTGACTCGACTAAGGCTTCTTCACCGTCATGTGCGGTGAATTCAGGGGACATGTTAACCCCTGAATTCACCCACGAGAACATGATAGTATCACCAATTAGTACTTTAGTAAATGTGCTCATCTTATGATCCTCGTGACTATGTCTAAGTGCTTTAAGCAAGTTACTATGTTTGCCTTCCTCAGTTCAGTATCTATGACTCCCCAACTAATCAGTAACTGGACCAAAGATATTGATATTGAGTCGTCTACATCTAAGAACTCAGATAGTAGTATCTCCTTAAAAGCTTGGCCTACGATGGTCCTCAGCAGTTCGTCATTTACTGATAAGTTATTTACCAGTGACCGCAGTATAGCTGAGCTCTTAACCGAGGCGTCTGCAACAGCTAGGCTTGAAAGCAATTGGACTACGAACGGTCGGTCTACAAATAGTAAGTCAGACAAAAGGAAACCGTCGGCTAATAGCGCAGTAACGATCCGCCCCTGTATCAGTGCAACCAGGTCCTCTGACAAAGACAGCGGTTCATTCAGTAATAGTTGCCGGATAGTACTGTGACCGCTCTCATCTGAAGCGGTCACACTCTCAACGAACCTCTTAGTAAGCTCAGAGTACCTCTCCAGTATGTCAGATAGCTCCGTTGTACTGCGGACTTGTGCATTCCGTATCTTACTGATACTTACTAACGTGTCGACTCTGAAGTTGTCAGACAGACTAAATATCTTGAGTTGCTGGAAAGAGACGTTCCCTTCTACTTGTAGACCTTCGGAGAACGGGCGGAAATACAGTTTCTGGTTCAGAAGCAGTTCCTGTATATCAAGGCCCTGAGTGAGCAACCTGAACTTGTCAGCAAAAGCTAAGGAGCTATCCGACATACTAACAAGGGAACTAAGCACCCGCGTTACTGCTTCAGATACAGAGCTAACACTGACTGTGTCTTGGACGGCCAGGAAGCCAAGAAGTATCTTGTTAAAGTCCCGGTAATTAGCGGGAGAGTCTGCGAGCCTCACCTCTTCCCTTAAGGACCTGAACTGGACTATTACGCCGGAAGGGAACTCACTTGCGCCTATGTCAGGTGTAGACCCTAGTCTACTATTACCCGCTATATCTATGCTGAAGTCGACTCGGCTTGTGGGTTCACTACCCGAGCGGTCAAGGCCATTCTGGTAAGGTATATTAGTTGCTGAGTCGTCAAGTAACAGGAAGTCTTCTGAACCACTGGCAAGCTCATTAACCAAGAAGAACCTGCCGGTAGCCTGGGGCAGGTCGAACAATATGAGCTCTTCCTGGGAGCCAGTAGTGAGCCCTCTTGCTGTTAGGCTCAGATCTGAAACGGCGTTGTATGACCCCGACCAATTGGTAGTACCCGAGTCGAGTATACTGAAGTCGTCGTAGCCTGCGAGGGTACCGACACCTGCAGTATTATAGACAGTAATGTTGTTGGTAGCCGTACTACCTGTCCGAGAATTGATGGCCCCTGACTCGAGCTCACCACTGGAACCGCAGTTTGCTATTGTACACAAGTCTACGTGCCAGTTCTGCGTACCTGAGCCACTATAGTTCTGAGCATGTAGTCCTGCCCGCCTGAACCCATAGATTATACAGTTAACCAACCGTACAGAGGAGCTCCAGTTCCCTATGTAAACACCGTCCTGGTCTACGTTGGGAGAAGGTGAGTGGACTATGCAGCTGTTAATTATAACTTCTGATACGTTAGCAGTAGAAGAGCCTACACGTATACCTTCGTCCGAGGCGCCGAAGGAATCTTGCTGTATGTCGAGAAATTCGATAATAGTGAAACTGTCCAGGATATTAAATACGTGTTGACCTGCACTAGAGCCCCTTATCCTCGCATGACCAGTGCCTGAGACTCCGCTGTGCCTTACTGAAGGGTCGACTGTCAGTATGACGCGGTTTGTATCCGAAGGTGTGCCGGTAACTCCCGAGAAGACCACGTTCTCGTTGAACTCGGAAGCATCGACGATGTTACCGACCCAGTCACCAGCGGTAACGTCCGAATCGGCTTCCCACGCAGCTATCGAAGTATAAGCTTGACCTGCACCTATGTTCGGCATTTTTTTACCTCCCGCTGCCCTGGACACTGGCAACACTCTGTAAACTCGTCTAAGCTAATGTCTACATAACTGTTCAGTTCCAGTTCTTCCCTGTACTCAGCTCGTAAACTGCCGAGGTCTATGTTCCAAGTACGTTTTGATACCAGTACCAGCTCACCCTCTTCGGTCTCGGTATAGTAGCTTGACAGCAACCACGGCATCTCATGGGTCTGGCCAGTTACTGAGACTATGCAGAAGCGGCCAAGCCACTCGTTCGGGGGTAGACCTTTCGCAACCCACACGCGCTTATCTTCACGTTCTCCCCAAGAAAAACCATCTGGTTTTATTGTCACTACGTTACCGACTTCATAGGAGCAAGTAGAGTGACTGTCCTCGGGGCACTTCGCGATTACTAGAAATTCAGCCATGTTCTTTTCTCAACAGTTCGAGGGACCTATTTACTCGAGACTTAATAGTTCCTTTTTTTACTCTGAACTTTTTTGCCATCTCTGCTTCACTGGAGCCATAGACGAATTTCTCTATTAAGAGTAACTGTTTCCCTTCATCCAAGCACTTGATCCGGTCTAGAAACTTTTCTATCCCTGAATAGAAGTCCTCGTTTGCGACCAAGTTGTCTTCTTCAGTAAGACATAGGTGGCCCTTCATTAGGCTTCTCTTGCGCAGTCGGTCTATCTCCTTGTTACGCAGGCAATAGACTACGTAACCTTCGAAACTACTGTATTCTTTGTCAGGCTCTTTCTGTAGCAGCTCCCAAGCAGTAACCAGTACTTCTTGTTCAGCTTCATCAGCAGTATAGCCCCAGGGCCCCAAGATAGCAGCACCTAGGGCCCTGGCGTCTATTTTATTTCTGAACATAGTGCTACAAAGCCTTCTGGTCGATTAAGAGAGGCTGGTAACTTTCGGTACTGACGTTTCCCTGACTGACCAGGTATAGCATCTTGGCAAGGTTCACCGATGGTAGCACGGAGAGTATTGTGTTTGACTAGCAGACCAGTGAGTACATCATAGCGAGATACTGGGCGCGATAGCCTTGAACCGTTCGAGGCAACGAACCAACCCTTAACGGGTGGTTGAGTACCGTCGCACAAGGCTTTCTCTGTCGGAGTCAGTTCCCGTAGACTAGATAGTAGAGTTAAGGCGAGACCCTCAAGCGTCGTTTCGCCCTGGGGTAACCGTTGACTTAGTGACTCCAAGTTAAAAGCAAAACAGCCCGACTTAATAACGACGATAGGGCCGTCTCGGACTACTTTACCTGTGTTACTTGCTACGCTGGTGAATGGTACTACAAGCCCGATCAAAATTAACAAAAGATAAGATATGTAAGTTTTCATTTCCAAGTTTCCTATTAGATGTTATGGGAACCAACACGCACGTTCATTTCAATACGGAGAAAGTCACTATCCGCCAGTACTGTAGATACACTGTTGACAAAGTTCAAGTGAATGCCTGAACCTGAGTCCGGGTGGTTTACAGCAGATGCTGTCCGCAGGTCCAGAGACGAGATGCCGTCTGCAGCCCCAGCCCAAGTACTACTCAAGATCATGACTTCACGGCTCGAAGTCTGGACTGCTCCTATCTTCCGGTCTACTTCTCCCAGACCAGCCTGTACACTGCCTAGACTAGAGGGGTCAGTCTGAGTACCTATGGCCAAGTAGATAAAGGCACTACCTACACCATTGGTTACACCTAGGCGGGCCAAGTGGTCTAAGCCTGCTGCTGTTAAGGTGTTCTGTACAGAGGAAGTCTCTACCGTACCGTCAGCGCGAGATATCTCGAACTTCCAGGAACCTTCAATCGCCACATTAGCCTCTCCTTCGATGAAGCTGTCATAGATCTTCTTGCTAGCTGTATTTTTTGTGTGCATGTGTTTTTACCTTTTCGTGGATTAAAAGCGACAGTAGTGAGCGCAAGTGGTCTTCACTATAGAAATAACCTTCTATTTTATACTCACCGAATTGGAGAGTATATTCAGTACCTGTATTTAACATCTGTACCAAGGGGCTGTAGAATTGCAAAGCCTCTATGGCCATCCGGGTAGAGTTACCTTCCTCCAACATTTCACCGAACAGTTCAATGCCTTGTTCAGCTCGGTGAATGACCTCATCGGTTATACCGCCTCCTCTTTTAAAGTCAAAGACACACATCTGGTATAAGTCCCTCAACCACAGGAACTTCCCTAGTTTCCGCTCAGGGTTCTTCTCCCGGTCTTGTGCAAGAAGCCCCAGGTTCCGCTTAAACCTTTTTTGTCGTGTCTCTTCGTCCACATAGCCGTAGTGCCCTATCTCGGTACCTTGCAATATCGTAGCAAAGCCTACACCTTCGTTAAGTTTCTGTTCGGGGTGTTCGTGTACCAGCCCAATGAACCGGATACCTTTCCCTGTGCGGAATACTCGTACAGGATAGTCCGTCTTAGTTAGAGCAGCAGGCTCCAGGGAGAAGTGGTGCTGTGCTATGGCATAACCGTTGTACTGGTTGTGGCGTAAACCTTTAAGCAGATTCGACCCACCTGTTAGTACTTCGTCTGCGTCAAGCCAGAGCACCCAGTCACAGCAAGACTTAGCTATCGTTAAGTTACGCGCAGCATCAAAACCTTGTTCCAAGGGGCTATCAATGAGCTCGATGGTATAAGGGATGTGGTGGCGAGTACAGTACTCTTTAACGATCTTAGGAGTCGAATCAGTAGAAGTACTGTCGAGCCCTATTATGAGCTCGTCAATGACACCTGAGACACTGTTCAGACATTTCAACAGTGTCTCTTCACTATCTTTCAGGATCATACACAGGGACAACGTTTGTCGGGTCGCAGGATAACCGGTCTTCGAGAAGTAGTCGACCTTCCCGCTAAGCCCTTCAGGACGGTTAAATGTCGTAATATAGCTACCAAGTACTTCTCCTTCCTTGGTACGACCTGACGGGACGGATACTACTGAGAACTTCGGGTGCTTACCGAACAAGTCCCTTAAGTCTTCTCTCCCGAGGTGGTGTACGTGAGCCCTAAACGGCCAATGTTCAATATACCCTTGAGCCTCCCATGGTCCATAAGGCGTAGACAAGATGAAAGACCCTGTGTCTTTCAGGAACTTCGTTAAAGTATTTATGCAATCTCCTGGTGACTCCAGGTGCTCCAGTACTTCTTCGGCTATGATACAGTCATAAGTCGAGTACTTAACTTTATCGCCTTTAATCGTACCTTCGTCTACGTAGCCTAAGCAAAAAGAGACGTTCTGTAGCCCCTCGCTTTTCGCCCAAGCAGTTGCAGCATCAACGTTAGACTGAGTTATGTCTACCCCCGTAAACTTTAACCCAGGAAACCGTTTTGCCAGGTTAACAGTATAGTGGCCGTGGGCACAACCATAGTCCAGTATAGTAGAACCTTCACTTAGCTGACTTACCAGGTAAGAGGTGTGCTCGAACCGCAAATTGCCGTCGAGACTTTCGGGGCCGTACACTACACCTCTAGAAGACTCGTACTCGTAGTATCTCTGGTAGTGTTCTGACCAACCTCCTTGAGTGAACTGGTAGCACTCAAGAAGTTCCTGCCTTATGGATCGGAGAACTCGGTTGTCAGGGTTGTACACAAAATCCAAGTAGTGCCGGAGAGCATAGATGTCACTGTTTCTCATTAAGTGCTTGGCTATGCTTGTTGGCGTAAGACTAGCAGACTTAATGTCTAAGACAGAGACCTTGAACTTCTTAAGTACTTCTGACCAGTCTTTGCTCTTACGCTGCCCCAGTTGCTTGTGTACGAGGCTCTTTAACTCTCCTTGGTTATGAGGGAGAGAGAGTCTCAAGATGCTATCAGTGAAAGCATCGACGTCCGCTTTACCGTTAACGCGCAACTCCATGCCCCTGTAGTGCTTGTCGTTAGGTAATACGCCTAGCAGTATTGTACCTGACTTCAGGCACGTCTCAGACAGTGCACCTACCTTGCTTGTCAGCATTGGTAAACCTGCTGCCATGCACTCCATTGCTGTAATACAAGACGTCTCCTCGAAAGAGGTCGGGTATACACAGAGATCACACTTCTTTTGCAGAGCTGCAAGGTCTTTTTTTGTCAAATTGCCTACTAAAGTAACGTTGTCCAACAGTTCACATTGTTTATACAGGTAAGAATAGTAACCCTGGAAACGGGGGGTCACGTTCAAGTAATTGCATACATACAAGTGGGACGAGTTCCCTTTCTCAGCAAGCTGCTCCATTATCCCCCCTGGTTTGACGAGATTCTCGAGCCCTCTCTCTGGTCGAGAAGAGTATACTAAGTTCAGTCCGCCTACTTTGCCTCCTCTATCAGGGAGCGGATCAGGTTCTGTCTCGTGGAGCAGATAAGTCCCCACGTCCACACCGTTTCCGACAGACATAACGATGTCTGGTTTAACCCCTAGTACTTCAACGATCTGCTTCTTATGCCAATCGCTTACAGCAAGAATGCCACTGATATTTACCAGTTGGCTATTTAACCCTTCTACCATTCCGGGGTTTGCCAGGTCATGTAACCAAAGCAAATTGATCTTACTTGCCCAAGGAAATTTAAAAGCAGACGGGTGACGCTGTATGATCATCACGTCTACAGGTGTATTCAAGGCGTAGTGGTGGAAGTCACTACCTAGCGGTGCTTGCTCAGATACTTGCCCCATCGGTAGGTATCTGACTTTCCCAGTATTACTGGGCTCAAGGATGTTAGTAAATACTTGTACCTTATTATGCCCCGTCTTTGCTAGCTCTTTGGCCAGATAGTAAGCAGCGGACTCGCTACCTCCTAGGCTACTGTTTTTTACAGTCTTTCCGTTAAAAGGCATACCACCACAGTGGATTGTAATAAGCATCTCTTCTCCTGCGCAATGCGTCTTTATAGTTGCTTGGTTATCGGCGGTTCCCGCGTGACTTCCGGGTTTTTTGGACTTCTTCGACTTCTTCGACTTCTTTGACTCCTTTGACTTCTTTGACTTCTTTCTCCACACGCTGTAAGTATTCTTTACTGACCAGTGACTGCTTGGCAAGCTTTCGCACAATTGCCACGCGGTTCAGGTCCAGAGACGTAGGGACTGGGTGACCAGGACTCATAGATGTTCTCCTTGTTCTGACGGTATTAAAAAAAGCAGGGGACAAGCACCACTTACCCCCTGCTGCTTAGGTCTAGGTAGAGCTGTTTACTGAAGTAATCAGGTAACCGTAACTTTTGCCAGTTATCTTCTCGTCAGAATAGTACCCCACTTCGACCTCTTCAGACTTCTTCCGGGTATCATATGGGTGCCGTTCTACTGCCATGTCGGCAAGACCGTTGTTTACCCAGCGGAACTCATAGCCGTAGCTCGGACGTTCACGAGTAGGGCTCGGTGCATTATAACCGACAAACACATTGTCTCCCCATACTGTAGCCAGTACTTCACCTTGACCTGCATCACCAGTATTCTTGAAACTCCCTGCCACTTGGAAGTTATCGAGACCTAGTAAGTCAGCAAAAGCTTTCTCTGAGACATAGCCTCCACCATTGCCGTTGCCGTAGATGAGGTCGCGGACAGTAGTATCTCGGCGTGCTGAGTCCCAGGCTTCTGGCCCCATGATACAGATGTTAGGTTTAATACCGTTGGAGTAGCGCACTGCATCAATAGCAGCATTGATGTCCACAAGTACGTGCCCAGCACCGCCCCAGGCCGAACTGACAGCTGAGCTTGATCCTACATTGGTCACATTATTGACGATCCCTGCGACTCTCATCTCTTTATCAAGCATGAGGTCATCAAGTATCAGCTCTACGCGGCCATTGATAAGTTCACGAACGAACATAGGATCGGCGTTTGCTTTGTCCTCGATGGTAACCGCGGCCTTAAGCGCATAGTTGTGGCAGTGGTAAGTAGCGGAACCGAAGTCTTGGTTAACCAGGTGCGCCTCAGTACCTGGTGAGCGTCGCGTCTCTTGTCGGCGTAACCGGCGACCTCGGTCAAATTCGAGATAGATATCGGACTGTTTATCTACTCGTACTTTTGGAAAGATCGTGTCAGCGATAAAGCCACTCGGGCGATACCCCATTGCCATCTGTGTTAGTACTTTGTCTACGTGAAGGTTTTTTGCAGTAGCACCCATTCTCTTGTCTCCTTATTCGCCATTAGACGAGACGTGGTACGTCTGGCCCGCAAAGTTAAAAAATCCTCGACCCTGTGAGCCAGATGATACTGAAGTCTCAGCAAAGCCACAAGATGTACTGCCTGAAGTTGCATTTACCAAGAAGCCCCCGTCAATAACCCGGAGCCGGTTCCCTTTTACAATTGCACCCCCCGAGATGAACATCTCCCGGCCAAAGACGGTAAAGCTAGCATCTTCACCGCTGCTCGTCTGAGTTACCAAGATGCCGCTTGCGTCCAAGGGGCCTGTTGCCAGCATCCCGTTTATATTGATTGCTTTGTACTGGTGACCCATCAAGTCTTGCTGGACGTCCGTTGCTGGTAGTTTGACCGTACTCATCTACTTACCCTCCGCATCATGTTGGTCTCGGTAACTTTCTGCAAGTTTACTATCTTGCATCATTACCACGTTAACCGCCTCGCTATAGGTGGTGTTAGGTGAAGTTGCTGTGAACTTAACAGCCCGGGCGTGGACAACTTCGTCAGGTCTCATGCCCTTCTCTCCTTTGTCTTCATCGCCTTCGGTCTTGGCAGTCTCATCAGTACCTGGGGCTACTTTGGAACCATCAAGTAAGACCTTAACTGAGAGCTTGACGCTGCCCAGTGTCTCTTCGTCCTTAATGAGTTTATCGAGTCCGTCTCGTACCCCTGGAGTAATGGTTCCTGCTTTAACCAAGGACTCCAATTGAGTAGACAGCTCAACTTTGTCTTTCTCAAACTGGGCCAGCCCTACCAGTTTCTGCGATTCAACCAGTAGCTCCTGGTGTTTCTTTACTTCAGCCTGTGCCGCGGTATTCTCTGCAGACAGCGTAGTTACCCGTGCGGCAGCAACAGCAGCCTTTGCCTCTGCTTCGGCCACTAGCTTATTCATTTCAGCTTCAGTCATCGTCTCTCCTCCTGTTTTTTCAGTTAATTGGCCAGATGCCAGTTTCGCACTGAACTCTAGCTTGCTTGTTGAGGACAAGTAGGTCTGTAAGTCGGCAAGCGTATTAACGGCGGGTAGAGTCGCGCCTAGTAACGCAAGACCGGATAAGACTGTCCCGTACTCCTTGCCTTTGTATTTTACATCGAGTAGCGCCTCGATTGATACTGTCTTATAGAGCTTCGACTTAATAGCATCATACACTACAGCAGGTAAGTCTGTCAGCTCAGCCATGAGTTTGCCCTCACCGTTCAGGTATAGCTCCGATACCCAACCCATTGCTGGCTGCCCGTCTCGCACAGCAACGTCTTTAGCATCATCGGTATGCCCCAGTTTAAGAGGTACGTCCAAGACTGAAGATAGCCCTTTAAAATTGCTTACCATCTCGTCCATCATGTCAGCAGTAAAAGATATGCCGTTCCACACCCCTTCTGCCAATATCTCGACGAGTAGAGGTGATGTCTTTTTTGCCATAGTCATATCTCCTTAAGTTCTAGTACAATTTGCTTGCCGCTACGGTAACCTATTGAAATGGATTCGCCTGGTTGCATCATGAACGGGTGATCACTTATCTCTAATTCCTCTAGTCCAAGGTCATCGTCGAACACCTTAATACTTACTGTGATATAACTATTAAGTTCATCAGGGCTACTCATGAGAAGCCCTGTTGTGGTTCGACGTTTGAAGGTCCACTCTCTTCCCACTCATCCAGTTCGGTTACAGGGATAAGCAAAGACCTGCAATTATGGTGATTAGGTGGTCGCAAGGTTCTCCACTGATCCGAATCAATGCTGAATATCTTGCCGTGTAACCTTTTGCAAATCTCTGTTCTGCGTGAGTCCATTATGGAACTATAAGAGAGTGCCTGTACGAAGCCGTCTAGCTGAGAGTCTTTAAAGTAACTGAACCTAGCCTCATTAATGGCCTCGAACAGGTTGGTGCGGACCATCGTGTTAATCCTTGCCTGGGGGTTTACTATGTCGGTTATGCCCATTTCCTCAAACAGCCAAGCACGTACACTTAATAACAGCAGACCTTCAGTAGCAAGTTCCTGGTAGATTAGTGTCTCTATCTCACTTACAGTCTTGCCCATCTTTGCTCCTTGTATGATCACCGTCTCGATCTTACTCTTCACATCCTTTGACAAGTCCCCCGACACCTTAAAGGACTTAGTCCGGAAGAACTCCTCGCTTATGAGCTCTATGCTCTCCCCTCGTAAACTCAGACTTACACTCTCACCTTTAAGTCGGTCTATTTCTGCCTGTGCGTGTCTCAGGCCGAGTCTCCAACCTCCACGCAGTACTTTATAAACCTCTCGGTGCAGTTTTGTCTGTAGTCTCCTACTAAACTTCAGACCTCTCACCTCTTTTGTTACTTGATCGGCATCCCAGTCCATTGACTCAGTCTTAAAAGAAGTCACCAACCCTTTGATCAGATTAAATAGGGAAGTAGCCACATCCATTGAGCCCTTTTGTTCTAGAGCCTCTGAGTCCCTGCTCATAGTGGTGACATTTACCCGCCCCTCGATCGTCTCGGGGGTGAAACGGGCAGCAGCCCCTTGTATCGTCTCATCCTCTTTTCCCTCTTTTCCCTCTTTTCCCTCTTTTCCCTCTTCCCCTTCCCCTTCCCCTTCCCCTTCCCCTTCCCCTTCCCCTTCCCCTTCCACTTCCCCTTCACCCTCTTTTTCCTCTCGTTCCTCTTTTTCCTCTCGTTCAGGAGCACCTAGTAGGTCCCTCACGTATTTCTCGTCGTTGTCGGATACAGACAGTAACCCTTTGTCGACTAATAAAGACCAAGTCTCAAGTAAGCTGGTTATCTCAGTTTCACCCATCTGCCTGAACTTAAACCGCGGCCAGTGGCTGTCTGAGAAATTGAGCTCCCCTAATTGCCTCATTAGTTGGTCGTTGATGGTTTCTTCTAACCTGCGTGTGTCGGCATTTAACGTCCAAGCAAAAGCAGTAAGCTGTGTCTTGGACTGTGAGAAGCTTCCTGTCTGCCCCGAGGGGGTAATGCCTAGCAGATTAGGTACGAGCAAGGATTTTGCTATACCTAGGTCGTGGAATGCAATAGCTTCTTTGTACGATACATTATTACCGGGGAATTCCAAGTGCATTTCAACATCTGATGGGAGCAGCATTCCTGTACCCCCTGTGGAGTTACTCAGTACTTGCTTTAGCGAAGTATGTTCAGGGCTCCCTTGCAATATGACTTTCTTTCCTTTCGGTTGTACCCACTTATACCCGCTCGCATGGCGTTCTAGCCAGACATTCCAGAACCTTATGGCTAGGTCTTTGCTAAACCATGACCGGTAGGCTTCGTTTAACTCAGACTGACCGTAGTGCTCATCATATTCAGCATTATGCAAAAAGTGAATAAACTTACTTTTGTCTAGTGTCTTCTCTTTCCCTTCCGTCGTCTGTACCAGGGACAATATATTACCGTACTCGTCTGTCTTGAACTGGAAAGAGTCAAAAGGTTTCAGCTTAAGTGCCCTAATACCCCAGTAGGTCTTGCCCCTGAAAAGGAAATGGTCGTACACCTTCTCTGTTATCGACATACCTTGGTACATGCTGGATAAGATACCATTCAGGCTCTCAGTAAAACTGCCCTTTATATTATCAATCAGTGCGTAGACCAGTTCTTCCCTGAACCTGGCTTCATCCTCAGATAGTGCTAGCCTGTCAGACTCCAGGAACCACTGCCGAGAAGTTATAGCGTCCCTTTTAAAACGGATAGCCGCTTTAACTTGCTCATCCTTCATCATTCTACGGTAGATACTGTGCCCTTTTCTGCCTATTAGCTCATCGGGGTTATATTTGTACTCCCCTTGATAGCTATAGGCTGATGGTTCAGAGTAAGCTACTTCCGCCAATGTAGGCGTTTCGGCTTTTACGTTCTTGCCAAGATTGTCCCTTTTAAAGAAAGAGAAGATGCTCATTTAGATTAGCCCCGCGTCATAGTTGTCTGCCTCATTAATACCAAAGTCCTCAGTCCCGTGACCGCCCCTGAATACCGGTAGCTGCGTGGCATACTGCATCATGTGCGCATCAGCCATGTCAGGTGACTTGAGGCCTCGAGCCCTCATTTCTCTCTTTGTCTCAAGATCCTCTTTCTGGTCCAGGCCCTCTTTACGCAACACACTACACATCTGTGCGCAAAAGTCGTCCCAGTCCTGTTCGTCTTCAAAGCAATCATCTGCAAAGATTACTCTACCTTCTCTTAAGGCATCTCTGCCGACCATGTAAGACTGGACACGCCTGCATCTCCACTCAGCGGGGTCATCACTGGCCTCGCCCCCTTTATAAGGGATCACGGGGTATGACCTTCGGGTCCCGTCCTCTTGTACTATCCCTTCCATCAAGTAGCCTGCTGTACCAGCCCCGACCCCTAATGAGTCTACAACGAGGTCATCACCGTTCCGGTAGTCACCCCCGTACTTCTCGAACATCTCTGCTGCCACTTGTGCGCTCAGCAGTACCGCTCGAGAAGAAGGGAAAGAGTACCGCTTTACTTTAAGGTAATGATCACAGGTCTCGTAGATTCTCCTTACTGAGATAACTGTCTCATCTTCGCCACCGTCGGCCACATCCACTGATACTCGTAGACGAGGCAGAGAACCATCTTCATAGAAGTCCCGGTCCTTAGCATCTGCTAGCCACTGCATAGCTATAACTTGGTTAGCCCCGTCCTCAGCAAACTCACCTTTACATCTTATCTTAAAAACAGGGCTATCCTGGCCATACTTCTCTTTCATCTTAGCAACCCACTCAGGGGACACTCGCTTGGTCTTACTGAGGTCTACGTGTATCTTGTGGTAGTGCTTAGAAACCTTGTCAGTCATGTGGCTATCATAGAATGTCCCTCTATTCTTTGTAGGGTTGCCTATCAGTATCAAGATGGTCAAGAACCCGGCTGATACTGCTCCCTCGATGGCCGGAAACATCTCCTCACGGATGCCTGAAGCCTCTTCAACAACGAATAATAAGTGCTCGTCGTGATATCCTGCTAGGTTCTCAGGTTCGCTTGCCGTCTCTGCGTGAGCGGCCCAGTCTTCGTCTCCACACCATGTAGCTTTAGAAGCATCGACGTGTATCAGGGAACTGTAAGCAGGACCAGCCCTTTGCCGTATCTTCCTGAATGCGGGCCACAGTCTCGTCCTCAGCTGTTTCTCCTTGGGTGCTGTGGCTACGATGGTACCCCGGAAGCAGAAATTGAACCAGTGCATAATCCCCGCTACACCGAAGGTCTTACCGGGCCCGTGCATTGCTCTTACCGTGATGAGATTCTTCCCCCGCCGGTTGTACTTAGTAGTAGCCCCTACCTTGTGTCGATACACGTCAGCAACAGCCTCGGCAAACTCTTTCTGCCACGGATCGAGGTCCCAGTTAACCCCCAACCTCCTGTCCTCATCTGTGGTTTCGATGTGTGTCACCTTTTGTAAGAACCACACGGGGTCGAGCCTAGCCTTCTTGACCGCGGCGCTTACCTGCGCATGGAGTTCGAGTTCGTTCACTCATCTTCCTCCGTATTAAGCATTGCTTCCTTAAGTGCGCAGGCCAGTGACCCGAAGGGATTATTGCCTGCGGGGTCCGACAGCTCAATTGCTTTGAGCTCAGGCAGTACAAACTTCAGTCTCTTAAAATTGAGCTCAGTCTTAGCCTTAAGTGCTTCTAGCCTGAACTTGAGCCCCTCCGCCTGTATCTTACAGAACATTAACCCTTCCTTATTAGACTTGGTCAGTCTGCTCCTCCTTACCATCACCGCATCCATGGCAACTATGATAGCATCGTACTCCTGTGCTACTCTCTCTATCTGGGTCAGGTACATATTACCCTTCATCTTGTCCCTCAAGGCGTTCTTTTTCTCCTCCCGGATTGCAGCTAACCGCCTCGGTGCTCCTGCTCGCTTATCAGGCCTACCTGCCTTAGTAGTCTTTTTTCCTAGTGCCTTCTTTTTTTTAATGAGTGCCATCAATTACCTACCATAGCCGGTTACTATTGTGGCATTTATAAAGTAAGATAGCTACTTTGTCAAACCGGCAAAATAGTTTACTTAGGTTTTCCCAGCAGAACCGGGTGACTTATTCTACAAAAAAATCCTCATAAGGAGAGGCTTTTGAGGTGTGAAATCCTCATAAGGAGAGGCTTTTGGGGTGTGAAATCCTCATAAGGAGAGGCTTTTGGGGAAGAAATCTCCGAGCCATTGATCAAAAAATGACCAAAAGCGCTAATGTTTTTTTTGGTTTTTTTCCGACCCTGAAAAGTTAGTCCGTCTAAATTCCAGGTCAGTTGATCAAAAAACAGTCAGATATTTTTAAAAGACACTTCTGGATATGAGGAGGGTATGAGACTTTTTTTTTGTAAGTCCCTGTTTTATATATATAAATAAGTCATACTCATACCCTCATACCCTCATAAGGGATAAAGTGGTATGGGGGTAAAAGAAAAAAGAGAAAAAAGAAAAAAAGAAAAAATATATAATGCTTAGTAGTATTTACCCCTTATGAGGGTATGAGGGTATGAGGGTATGAGGGTATGAGGATACAGAGGTGCAAGGATACAAGGATACAAGGATACAAGGATACAAGGATATGGGTCTCGGTGCCTAGGTCATTGACATCGAGACCCCTTTGTCTTATTATAGGAGTGTTGCTTGTGTTGTATTCCT